ATTGCATAGTATTTTAAGTAATTTAGAATATATGCAAAGTGTAATTAATAATAGAACAACGTATATTTAAAAATGTTAGATAATAAAAGAGACGAAATTCAAAATAACGCTGTAATCTCTTGGTTAGAAGCTGAGAAAAAAGGTACTCTTAACTTGAGTACTGGCATTGGTAAAACATTCTGTTTTATCAAAGCAACTCGGCTTCTACCCAAAGGTTCTAAAATCTTATTTCTTGCTGAAACTAGTCAAAGGAAGTTTGACTTACATAAGGATATAACATTCTTTAAGAAATTATTTAAGTATAATTTATTAGGAGAACATGAATTAACTTTTATGTGTTATCAGTCAGCTTATAAATTAGAAAATACAAACTGGGATTTAGTTTGTGCTGATGAAATTCATATGAGCTTTACTCCTGAGTATAGTAAATTCTTTAAAAACAATAGTTATAAGCACATCTTAGGTTTATCTGCAACAGTGGATAGAACTACTAAGTATGTTGATGAGGATGGTGTAGAGATAAGTAAAGGTGATATGGTAGATATGTATGCTCCTGTATGTTTTAAGTATACACTTAATGATGCAGTAGCAGATGGAACTACTAAGAAGCTTCGTATTTTTATTATCAATCATCACTTAGACCCTGAGAAAAAGATTGTACCAGCAGGAACTAAGGCTAAGCCATTTATGACTACTGAGAAAGCTGCATATGATTATTGGGATGCAGAGTTTAAAAGAGCATTATTTTTACCTGATGGACAAGCTAAAACATTTAAGATTAGAAATACTTCAGCAGCTCGTGCTAAGGTATTATATACATTATTTTCTAAGGTAGAGTCTGTAAATAAATTACAGACTGCCTTGGAAGGTAAAACTCTAATCTTTGGTAATAGCATTGATACATTATTGTGTGTAACTAAGAATGTTATTAGTAGTAAGAATAAGGATGCAGAGAATGAAAAACTTAGAACAGATTTTGACAAAGGCAAAATTAAAACTATAGGTTCATTCAAGATGCTAAAGCAAGGTGCTAATCTTAAGTCATTAGATAATACTATTATCATGTCTTACTATAGTAAAGAATTAGATATGATTCAAGCTATTGGACGTCAGAGAGTTACAGACTCAATAGGTAATGTATTTATCTATGTAACTGCTGGAACTCAAGAAACTAAGTGGTATAAATCTGCAATGGAGAATATAAATAATTATGAAGAAATCCACTGTGCAAACACGGAAGATTGTATTTACAAATACAAGGAGCTTATCAAGCAAGATAAACAAGCAGAAGAAGAAAAGTTCGCAGAAAATTAGTAACTTTGAATACCTATCTAAGCTAGAAAGTGAGGATAGGTATTTAACTTATAAAAATCTTGGCTATGTTTAAATTATTTATTATTTTTGCAATCTTATATATAGTAGGCCGTCTTAATGGATGGTATATTAAAAATGTAAGATTTGACGGCATTTACTTTTATTATACAATAAGGACTTGGAATCCTGCGTATAATGAATGGAACACACAAGTAGCTAATATATGCTTGTGGAAATATGGAAATAAAAATCCATTCTAATAATTTAATTTTTATACAATGAATATAAACATAGACTCAGAAAGTCTTGCTGAAAAGAACTTGAGTCCTAGTGAGTATTGTGTATTGGCTTGTATTAAAAATGGTAAGAATCCTAAAGATGTATTCTGTTGTATAACAGATGAAACATATCTTATTCTTGCATGTTCAAGCTATTTGAGGGAAGACCCTTTTGATGAATCAACTTATCCATATAAGTTGACAGGAGAAGGCTTAAAATTATTTGAAGACCCAAATGACTTTAATTCTTTTGTGGAGGAGTATAGAAATTTATTCCCTAAAGGTTTAAAGTCTGGTAATGGTACTCCTATTAGAGGAGACAAACAAGGTGTGATTAAGAAGATGGAATGGTTTTTACGAACTTATCCTGAATATTCTAAATCTACAATCCTTGCAGCAACTAAATTATTTATACAGCAGATGGAGCGTAGAGCTTATGTATACATGACTCAAGCAGATTATTTCATTCAGAAAGAGAATGGTAGCAAGCTTGCAGCTATGTGTGAGGAGTTTGATGCTAAAACTGCTAATATGGTAACAACAGGAGAAAGAAGAAGATGAGTATATTCAAAGCTGTAAAGCACCAAATTAAAAAGAATAAACAGGTTAGATTAGATGGGGGGTATACTTGTGTACCCTTCATCTTAATGCCTAGTTTAGGTGAGATTCTACCTGGCGTAGAACAAGAGAAGTATTACATTGTAACTGCAAATAGTAAAGTCGGTAAGACTAAACTAGCAGACTTCTTATTTGTCTATAACCCATATGAATTTGCATCTACTGTAGAGTCTGATATTAAAGTAAGAATTTTCTATTTTTCTTTAGAGGTATCTAAAGAAGAAAAGATGGCTCAATACTATAGTTACAGATTGTTTAAAGACCATAACATTGTTATATCTCCTGAGAAGCTAAAATCAAGATTTCAGAATTATATTTTGGAAGATGAGATAGAGGCTTTGATTGATTCATATGATGATGAGATGGAAAGATTCGAGTCTATGGTTACCTTTATAGACAATATAAAAAATCCTTACGGTATTTATAAGTATGTAAGGGATTATGCCTATAAGAATGGTAGACATATTGACAAGAATGGTGTAACTATTCCATTAGAAAATTTAAATAGTAATGTAGCAGAGATAAGAGATAAAGCTAATTTATCTATTGTAGACTATATTCCTGATGATCCTAATGAATATGTGATTGTAGTAGTAGACCATTTGAGTTTGTTGCATACTGAGAGAGGTCAGGATTTATGGACAACCATGTTTAACTTTAGTAGTAAGTATTGTCTTGCTATGAGAGATAGATGGAGATACATTCCTGTTGCTATTCAGCAGCAAGCAGCAGACCAAGAAAAACAACAATTTACTTTTAAAGGTGATAGTGTAGTAGCTAAGCTTAGACCAAGTCCTGATGGTCTAGCAGATTGTAAACTTACTCAGCGTGACTGTAATGTAATGCTAGGTTTATTTGCTCCTCATAGATATAAGATAGAAAACTATGAAGGGTATAATATAGATAAACTTGGTGATAGTTATAGAGAATTATGTGTAATGTTGAATCGCAGTGGTTCAGGTTTTATAAATTTAGACTTATATTTTAATGGGGCTTCTAACTATTTTAAAGAACTTCCTCCAGCGGATAAAATGGAGGAAAAAACCTACAAAGCAATCCAAGCAACAACTCTTAAAGCAAAATAAACAAAATTTTGTAGACCCTGTTGATAAATTGCATAATTCTTTTAAAACTAATATTTCTAATTCTTTTACAAATCCTCCTCCTACAGAAGAGCAGATTAAAGAAGCTATGAAAAGATTAGATAGTATTGTGGATAGAATGCAGAATGAGTTCATGAAAAACAGAACTTTGATTGATGTTAAACCTACTGGTACTTCAATAGTACAAGTAATGTCTGATCAAGATAAAATTCTTGATGTTATTAATACTATGCCTAATAGGTTAAAGAATAAAGCATTAGATATTCTAAGTACTCCAACTAAGGAACATGCTATATTTATGAGTTTGTTAGATGATGATAATGAAAGAAATTATGCTATTCTTTTAAATCATTTAGGAGACGCAGAAACTGAACCAGGTTTATTACTTATGTCTTCTACAGACCAAGATGCAGTATGTGCAATGTTAGCTGAAATATCTAATGTAACTTATGAGAAAGCCAAGAAAGGATTTGATGGTCCAGGAGAAGACCATTGAAGAAATGATTACTGAAGAATGTATATTATTAGAAAGTATGCTTCTTATTAAGAATGCCGCATATAATAACTCATTACATTCTGAACCTCCATTATTTCCTATTGATAAAATCACTGGCATACAAGCTAGAATAAATGATAAACTCAATAGAATTAAACAGGTAGGGTTAACTGATGAAACAGAAGATAGTGTATTAGACTTAATAGGTTATTTAA